CTAACGTTGCAGTGGGAACGCCAATACTGACCATTTGGAACAGGGTGGATGATGCAGGGGCGGCGACATGGATTGTGGTGCCAAAAACATAAGGAGATATAATGGCTGATTCGACGATATTAAACCTGGACCTTCAGACGACTGGCGCTAACGCCGGAACGTGGGGCACAATCACTAATGAAAACCTGGAGAAAGTAGAAAAAGGAATCAAGGGATACAAGGCTGTCAGCGTCGCCGGAAGCGGCACTACGAGCTTAACGGTTGCGAGTGGAACATCCGGAACGAGTGACGAACAAAGCAGGGCCTCCCTTAAGTTTACTGGAACACTCACGGGGAACAAGGCTGTTGAATGTGAGGCCGTGGAAACGTGGTACTTCATTGATGACGCTACCGATCGTGGTACTGGACCATATTCACTAACCTTTGGGCCTGTTGGCGGAACGCCGGTTACTCTCATTGCGGCTACAGGATCAAAATATATTATTTACACAGATGGATCGACAGCATTTGACGTGCTTGCCGATGCTGGAGATGTAAAGGCAGGTGGAACACTGACGGCAGCTGGAAATGTCAGTTTTGACACAGGAACATTTACATTCAACACTTCGGAAGGGGACTATGACGTACGCTTCGCGGGCGATTCTGAAACGAACCTTCTTTTTATTGATGCCAGCACTGACCGTGTAGGGATTAATACAAACGCTCCAGGCGTTGATTTGGACGTGGTAGGAACATTCAGGGCATCAGGAAACACGGACATTGACGGTGGAACTTTCACCTTTAATACGACAGAGGCTGACCTCGACGCGCGTTTCGCGGGTTCAGGAGAAACCAATCTTCTTTATATTGATGGGGGATCGGATAAGGTAGGAATAAAAACAGCATCAGCCGATATAACAAGTGATCTTCATGTTACGGGAACGATGAAAGTGACCAGCACAGTTGATCTGGACGGTGGTGCATTTACATGGAATGAGACAGGAGCTGACTTGGATTTGAGGTTGGAGGGAGATGACCTCGAAAACCTTTTCGTATTGGATGGGTCGGAGGATATGATAGGAATTGGAACTGCGGCACCAGCCGGCGGCCGTATGGAAATTAACCAGACCGTCACGGACGGGGCAATCGCATGTCTCGCATTGGATCAGGATGACGAAGATAAACAATTTATTTATTTTGACGGAACAACAGCGACCGATAGTACAACAAATGTTTCTACTTCAGCAGATTCAGGAGGCACTAAGAACGGCGCCATTTTAGTGAATGTTAATGGGATAGGAGCTTGTTGGATTAGGGTTTACGATACAGCAGTATAGGAGTTTAAATGCCACTTATCAAGATGCCATTTCAACCCGGCGTTGACAAGCAAGTTACAGAGTATGGTGCCGAGGGAACTTGGTTCGATTCGGACAACATTCGTTTCCGCTATGGCCTCCCCGAGAAGATTGGGGGATGGGACAAGGTAACAAGCGATGCATTGCTGGGTGCCACGCGTGGAATCGTCACATGGTTCTCGCTGGATGGCGACCAATACTCCATTGTAGGAACAAATAAAAAACTTTATCTCTTTGCACAGGGGGCGTGGTATGACATCACCCCTACCCGTTCTACAGGAGATGCCATTACCCAGTTTGCAACAACTGCCTCTTCAAGCAATGTCAGCGTAACTGACGCGGCACACGGAGCCATTGAAGGGGATTTTGTAACTATAACTTCAGCTACGGCTCCTACAAGCAGCTCAATAACTGACGCCCAGCTTGAGGGCGAATTCGAAATTCAATCAGTAACTTCAACATCTGTTTATGTTATCACCTCCGGCGGAACGGAAGGTGGAACCGGTCGTACAGGAGGATCAGCAACAGCTGCATATGAAATAAATACTACCCCAGCCACTTCCATTCTAGGATACGGCTTTGGTGCAGGACCATGGGGTGGTGTCACTGGCGGGCCAGGATGGGGAACATCACGTTCAACCTTGGCTGCGCCAAACAGCGTTCAATTGGACTCAGGAAAATGGTCATTTGATACTTGGGGTGAGGATGGCTTGTGCCAGTACCTCAACGGCAAGCTTTACTACTGGGATACATCAGGTGGACTGGCGGATCCCATGACCAATATCGCAACCAACACGACAGTTTCCAACGCACCCACCCAAAGCCGTGGAATGCTTGTTTCAGGAACGGACCGTTTCATTATTCTTTTTGGAACAGAGACAACCATCGGGGACACTTCCACGCAGGATGACATGTTCATCAGGTGGTGCGCACAGGATGACGTCAATACATGGACTCCTACCGCGACGAACACGGCGGGATCGCAGCGACTAACGGACGGAAGCAGAATTATTTCTGCCAAGCGTTCGCGTGGTGCCGTGCTTATATGGAGTGATACGGCACTTTACCAGATGCAATTGATTGGTGCCCCATTCATTTTTGGATTTTCACAGCTAGGATCCAACTGCGGAACGGTGGGGCTGCATGCTGCCATCGACATTAATGGTATAGCTTACTGGATGGGCCGTGATTCCTTCTTCAAGTTTGATGGAATGGTTCAAAAGATACCATGCTCGGTGGAGGACTATGTGTTTACGGACATTGACGAGGCAAACCAGAAGGATGTTTTTGCCGCAGCAAACAGCGAATTTAATGAAGTAACATGGTTTTATCCCACCAACGGAGCATCACAAGTGGATCGCTGCGTGACTTACAACATCAAGGAAGACGTATGGCAAGTAGGGACTCTTGCTAGAACAAGCTGGGCCGATAAGGGAGTATACAATTTTCCTTACGCTACAGATTATGAACCGACGGACACAACTTCCACCATCACAACCATTACTGGACTGACGGCAGGAAGAACTTACATGTACGCACAGGAAAAAGGAAACAATGCAGACGGAGCAGCCATGACTTCCTATGTGGAATCAGGCGAGTTTGTCATTCCGCAGGCGGGGGAACATCTCATGTCGATCAAAAGATTTATTCCGGACTTCAAGAATCTTGCAGGAACAGTAAATGTTTCACTGAAGTTCCGCGACTATTCAACCTCAACACAAAGAACCAACGGTCCCTTCCCAGTGACGTCAAGCACAACCAAGGTTGACACGCGTGCGCGAGGACGCCAGGCGGCGATACGAATAGAAAGCTCCGACCTTGACACGGCGTGGAGATTCGGAACTTACCGCGCCGAAATCAGGCCGGACGGGAGGAGATAATGGCGCAGATAACAATCCCAAGATTGCCGCAGGCACCGGAGGAATACAGTGCTGCACAGATTAACCAATTGATAAACACTTTGGATCTTTTGATCCAGCTTTTGAACAGTTCTTATACGCCGCAGGCATTAAGAAATGAACAGGAAGCCTTTGCATGGTTCTTAACAGATTAAATGGCCAAGACATATAAAAACGCACTGGTTGATTTTACAACTACGGACAATACAACTGTGTACACAGTTCCTGATGAAACGACATCCATCATCAATGGATTTCTTCTTCAAAATGAAACAGCCAGTAGTACCACGGTGGATGTTACATTGCTGGATTCTAGCAGTAACGTATTTTATTTATTCAAGGGGGGTACTGTGGCAGCCTACACTGAATATCACCTGTTGTCTCAACCCTTGGTATTGGCCCAAAAGGAAATTATTAAAATACAGGTAACAAACGCTGACCGCGCTACAGCTATTCTATCCATCTTGGAAATAAGCGGCGGCCTTACGGCTAATATTTATTTAGGCCCGAAGAAAAGCTTGACAACAACAGGACAGACTACCCTTTACACAGTCCCTGATGCTAGGACGGCCGTAGTTAACTCAATTATTTTGTGTGAAATGGCAGGGAACACGCCTACTGTGACGACGGTGATAAATGACGGAACGAGTGATTTTCACTTCAACATAGGGGCAATGAGCGCCAATGAAACCGCGGATCTTTTGACTCGAGGCTTGGTTCTAGAGCAGGATCATTCCATAAGAATAACATCGACGGTATCCAATTCAGTGGATACTGTCATTTCTTTACTTGAAATTGACCCGTCAGGAGGGTAAAGTGAAGAAAATACTTGATAAAAGGAGAAAACATGCCTATAAATGATGACGGAATAGTGGAATACGTAACCATTAACGGGGAGAAGGTTCCCCAGATCGTGGTACCGGCGGAAGTCACTATTACAAACACACTGACAGGAAAGGAATACGGCTCCGACAAGGAAGCCGAAGACGACGTTTCTGACCCTGCAACTGCCACGGCTGTTCACCACATACGGCGTGACGTGAAAGTCCAGGTGGCGGTTCATAAAGTAATGAGCGCAATAGCGGGGAAAGTATAATGGCACGTAATCCACACTGGGAAGAAAGATTCACAGAAGAAGTACCTATTAGAGATGATTGGAGTCCACTAGGAGAATACGGACAGCACGGTGAATTTAGTGGATCGAGAAGGGAAGAAGTTCTTCCTTCTCCTAATATGCCAGGATCCTGGCGAGGCGGCGATGAAGGATGGGAGAATTATCGGGCGGATGAGTTCACAGGAATAGAAACTCTCAGCCCAAACATTGGTGGTAGAAGAGGAGCACTACAAGGTCTTCGAGCAGGCATAACTTCAGGAAACAGAAGAAGAGGCCCTGGAGAAAATTATGTACGACCTCCTTGGTGGGAAACTCAAATGGGTGGTAAAGCATATGGACCATTCCATAAATCTGGTTCAATATATGACGCTCCTCAGGATTACCCAGGACTAATGAAATTAGAACCGGGACAGAACTACAGTTATCTTGATCTTGCGGGAAATCCAATGCTTAATCAATCTGAGTGGAGTGAGTATAGTCCCTATAGAAGATCTAATCCTCTTATACAAGACTTGACTGGAATGGCTGGTTCACAAGTTCCCGATGAGTTGTTATTCGAGGATATAGGTGATGGAAATTTTAAATGGAATCCTTGGCAAAGTGAAGATGTAATTAATGCCAGACATTGGCTTCCAGAGGAATATAGCATAGACCCCGGCATTGACCAATTTGAGGACGTATTTCAGTTTCGTAAATTCCCATGGATGGAAGATTAAATGGGCTGGCTAGACAAAGGAGTTAAAAACATATTCAAGGGCGCGAAGAGCTTGTAGTGCTCCTCTTCTACCACCAAT